AACCGCTACAATATTGGCAACCACACGAGCAATTGGCGGAGTTAACTTTAACGGTTCTGCAGCAATTGATCTACCTGGTGTTAATACAGCTGGTAACCAAGCCACCTCTGGACTAGCAGCAACAGCTACACTATCGGCTACAGTTACTGCAACTGCTAATAATACTGCAGACGAGACAGTATACCCCACATTTGTGGATGGTGCAACTGGTGCACAAGGCATTGAGACAGACACTGGGTTAACATACAACCCAAATTCTGGTACACTGACATCGACAGTGTTTTCTGGCGGGTTGTCTGGTAACGCAACTACAGCAACTACATTAGCAACCACAAGAGCTATCAATGGAGTTAACTTCAATGGTTCAGCAGCGATAACAGTAACAGCAGCTGCTGGAACACTAAGTGGTTCTACCTTAAAATCCAGTGTAACAGGTTCATCATTAACGAGTGTCGGAACAATTGGTACCGGTACATGGCAAGGCACTGCAATTGCAACTGCATACACAGTTGCTAAAGTTACATCGGTGAATAGTGTAACAGGTGCAGTCACAGCAGCTAACTTACTTACAGCAATTAAGACAGTTGATGGAGCGGGTTCGGGATTAGATGCAGACTTGTTGGATGGACAATCGAGTGCACACTATAGAATCAATGTATATAACGCATCAGGCACCCTTTTGAACTAAGTATAAATACCACTAAAGGATGTTAATAAATGGCCGTAGTATCTTCAAGACAGACCCTAGTCGAGCACGCCTTGCGCAGGCTAGGGGAACCTGTAATTGAAATAAATGTTGATGAAGATCAGATAGAAGATAAAGTTGATGACGCCATTCAATATTTTAGAGAGTATCACACTGATGCTTCATACAAATATTATTTTAAACATAAGATGACGGCCGCAGAAGTCGCGGATGGTTATATTGATCTAAATGCCGCAAGTGAGGTCACACAATATGGTCAAACTGGAGGCAACAACATTTTGTCTGTAACAAGAATGTTGCCAATTACAGCTTCATATGCAGCATCAAGAAGTTTCTTTAATGTTAAGTATCAGCTGATGTTAAATGATATGGGTAGTATGAACACCTTTATGGGTGATCTAGGATACTATAACCAGATGCAACAATATTTGTCTCTACTAGATGATATGCTTAGCGGTCAGCCACAAATATCTTGGGATAGATTGACCAATAGAATATATCTCTTTGGAGATACAACAGATGGCGATATCAAGGTTAATGATTGTGTTATTCTTGAAGTTTACATGATACAAGATCCACAATTTACCGGCGGGAGATTTTGGAATAATATGTTTATGAAAGATTACACTACACAGCTCATCAAGCAACAGTGGGGTCAGAACTTAATGAAATTTGAAAATATGCAGCTTCCAGGCGGCGTTATGTTAAACGGTAGACAATTTTACGAAGACGCAACGGCATCTATAGAACAGCTTAGAGAAAATATGCGGTCAGAGTTTGAACTTCCTGCTGACTTCTTTGTGGGATAAATTATGCCACGTAATCATTATTTTTCCCAAGGAAGTGTACCTGAACAATTACTTTATGAAGATATTGTAGTTGAGTCTTTAAAGATATACGGTCAAGACTGTACCTATATGCCAAGAGAGTTAGTAAACAAGGATAATATCCTTGGTGATGACCCAGTATCTTCTTTTTCCAAATCATACAAACTTGAAATGTATATTGAAAATACCGAAGGGTTTGATGGCGAGGGTGACCTCTTTAGTAAATTTGGCGTTGAGATAAGAGACGAAGCTACATTTGTTGTATCAAGAAGAAGCTGGAATAGATTAGTCAAGTCAGCATACAACTCTGTAGAGTATTATAGACCAAGAGAGGGTGATCTAATCTATTTGGGTCTATCGGGCTCTTTATTTGAAATTCAAAAAGTCGAAACAGAATCGCCATTTTATCAATTAAAAAATCTCCCCACTTTCAAAATGAGATGTTCGCTGTTCGAATATAGTGGCGAAGACTTGGATACTGGGTATGATGGGATTGATAAGATAGAAAGATTAGGCAGCTTTCTAACTTTGCTTACTATATCTCAAGGTACTTTAGGATATAATGTGGGTGAAACTATTTCTCAAACCCTTACCAGTGGTATTGTTATGACTGGAGAATTAGTAGATGTTAACGACTCTGATGGTATTCTCAGCTTAGCACACATTGGTGCGAGCGATGGCAAGTTCAACAACTTTGCAACTGGTAGTATAACAAGTAGTGCGTCTAATCTCACAAGGACAGTAACATTAGTCGGTGAAGATAATAAAATTGATGCGGGCGATCAAACAACTTTCTTTGATTCAGAAGTGATTGAGTTTATGGACTTTAGTGAAAGCAATCCCTTTGGAGATCCACAGTAATGTTTGGTACATATTTTTATCACGAACGCATACGAAAATCCGTTGCTGTCTTTGGCGCGATGTTCAACAATCTTTATGTTTTAAGAAAGAGCTCAGCTGGTGGAACAATCAGCCAGGTGAGAGTTCCTTTGAGCTATGCGCCCAAAAGAGACTTCTTGAATAGAATTGCCAATATGTCAGGTGGCGAAGATGGTGAACGAATAGTAGCTATAAAGCTGCCTAGAATGTCTTTTGAAATTACAAGCTATGCATATGATCCAACAAGACAGCTAACCAAAACAAGTAACCACAACATGGTCGGCACGACAACTAGTCAACGAGCAAAAATTAATGCGCCAATACCATATAATATTAACTTTCAGTTAAACATATATGCTAAGAGTCAAGACGATGCTTTGCAGATTGTTGAGCAAATTATACCATTCTTTAACCCACAATATGCTGTTACTATTAAACCTATCAGTACATTACCTTCATTGTTGGAAGATAACCAAATTGTGTTAAACGGTATTTCATTCAGTGACGATTATGAAGGTGCATTGGAACAAAGACGCAGTATTCTATATACTCTTGACTTTGATATGAAAATTAACTTCTACGGTCCGATTGCTGACAGTGAGATCATTAAACAGGTTGATGCAGCTATATACAATATGAACACGGGCCTAGCTGACTCTGATGAATATATCGGGCTAGTCAGAGTATTGCCCAACCCAGCTGATGCAAGCCCAGACAGCGATTATGGTTTTAGCACAACAATTTTTAAGGCCTTAGACAGCGCCTAAATAGGTATTGATATGGATGATTCTGACAACACTGTACAAAGCGACTATGACTTTTCAAGAGCAACGTATTACGACTTAATCATGAAGGGCCGAGAAGCCCTGGATGGTATGATGGAAGTTGCTGCTTCTACCGAGCATCCCCGCGCATATGAAGTACTAGGCACTATTATAAAGAATGTTAGCGATGTCAATGATAAGCTAATGGATCTCAATAAAAAGAAGAAAGACCTTACAAAGGATGAGACACCTGAGTCAGTCGGTGTAACTAACAACAATCTTTTCTTGGGATCGACCGCTGATTTGCAGAGACTAATAGCAGATCAAAATAATAATGTTGTTGAAATGAAAAAGATAGATGAATGATAGTTACAATGGCAACGTACAAGTAAAACGTGACGGTGTCGTTCAACCTTGGACAAACAGTGAAGTCGGTGAGTATGCAAAGTGTATGTACGATCCAGCGTACTTTGCAAAAACATACTGCAAGGTAATCAACCTTGACAGAGGTCTAGTACCGTTTGATCTATACCCATACCAAGACAAGATGTTTAAACACTTTAAAGAAAATAGATTCTCTATTGTTCTTGCTTGTAGACAGTCCGGCAAATCTATTTCATCAGTTGCATATCTTCTCTGGTATGCAATCTTTTATCCTGAAAAAACTGTTGCTGTACTAGCTAACAAAGGCGCTACTGCTCGTGAGATGTTAGCTCGTGTTACTCTTATGTTAGAAAATCTTCCCTTCTTTCTACAACCTGGTACTAAAGCTCTTAACAAAGGTTCACTCGAGTTCTCAAACAACTCTCGTATTGTTGCTGCTGCCACATCTGGTTCATCGATTCGTGGTATGTCCGTCAACCTTTTGTATCTTGATGAGTTTGCATTTGTTGAAAGAGCTGCCGAGTTCTACACCTCAACATATCCTGTTGTGTCTTCTGGTAAAGATACTCAGATCATTATTACTTCTACTGCTAACGGCATTGGTAATATGTTCCACAAGATCTGGGAAGGCGCAATGCAAGGCGTTAGTGAATTCAAACCATTCAGAGTTGATTGGTGGGATGTTCCTGGCCGTGATGAGGAGTGGAAAGAAAAAACTATTGCTAATACTTCTCAGTTACAATTTGACCAAGAGTTTGGCAACACTTTCTTTGGAACAGGCGACACTCTAATATCACCTCAAGTGTTGTTAAGCCAAAAGGCTTTGCCTCATAAGAACTCACTCGAAGGTGGTGATTGTCTGATATACGATGAGGTTGATCCTAAGCATAATTATATTATGACTGTGGATGTTGCGAAAGGAAGAGGGCAGGACTATTCAACATTCAACGTAATCGATATTAGCCAAAGACCTTTTAAACAGGTTGCTGTTTATCGCTGTAACACTATCTCGCCTATCCTCTTCCCTAACATTATATATAAGTACGCAACTGTCTATAACGAAGCCTATGTTATTATTGAGGCAAATGATCAAGGTGCCCTTGTTGCAAATGGGTTGTATCAAGATCTAGAATATGAAAATCTACACATGGAGTCTGCAATCAAAGCAGATAGCATTGGTGTGGAGATGAACAGAAAAATAAAGAGGATTGGCTGTTCGGGCATCAAAGACATAATAGAATCTGGCAAATTAAATATTGTCGATCCCCAAACAATTCAAGAGATGTCAACATTTGTTGCAAAAGGTGTGTCGTATGAAGCGTCAGAAGGCAACCACGATGACTTAATGATGACACTGGTTATGTTTGGATACTTTGCGACAGGTAGAAACTTTGAAGACCTCACCAATATCAACTTAAAAGAGATGATGTTT